CAAAAAACTGTTAGAGCAAGAATTTAGGCTTGAGTAAATTTAGAATTTTATTATGTTTTCTTTTGTTATTTGGAAGGTCTCAGCAAAGAAACTATACTGAGTTTTAACAACAATTCTGAAAAGATACACTAAGACTGTTTAAGCGTAGCTTCCAACACAAACCGCGTCTGCATACGCGACAAGGTGTCCTTGCCGAGCAGAAACAACTGCGCCAACCAAGTCTTTAATTGGGTCACTGTAGTTTTCGATTTTCAACCAGCGTTTACGCACTGTTTGAATGCCATAAGTCTTGTTTAAGCCGAGCATGTGCCAGTGAGTACTGTAGAGTCCTGCTTGCCAACTGAGAGCTGCCGCCGCATCTGTGGTAATCATGTGGCTGCATACGACGATGTCCATGCCGTTAAGGTTCGCTATTGGGTTACTGTTCAAATTGATTTTTGACCAGTCTGCAAGAGGCGTCGGGTACCCTGCAGCGCCAACTAAAAGCGTGCTTGGCCCTTGAGGCGCGATTACTGCAACGTTTGTTTTCCAACCGTCAGTGTTGTTTTCTCCCCATGCTTGAATTATATCTGACCAATCAAGCGTGCTTGCTCCGCCAGTGTTGAAAGTGTTGTATGCTCCTTCAATGCGGTAAGTTGTTGCGGTTGCGCGGTGATCGTCCATAACTGGAAACAGTGCCATACGTGAACTGAATTCGCCCATGCGTTTCCCTGCGATGCTAATGTGGCTTGCCAACACGTTGAACAAGTTGTCTTCTAACATTTCGTTGGTGACGCCTATGTTCATAGTGAACGTTTTCGGCTTAATGGTGCCTTGAGCCGTAGTGATTGCTTTGTAAGGTGCGTCTCCGCCTGAACTGGTGAATCCGGGCTTGAATTTGTCGTCTGCTTCCGCGTCAACTTTCAATTCGGGCCCTGGGCACTCAAGCATGTTGCTTATTAACGGGGCGATGTCGTCTTGGCTTGCGTTTTCGAATAGGGCTGTGTAGATTACGTCTGGCAGTAGGTAGTTGTAGCCCATTGCGCCTGTGGTTCCTGTGGTTAATGCTCCGCTGTGCACAATGAATTCTTTCAATATGCTTTCTGGTTTGTCTCCTCTTGCAACCGCGGCTGACGCTAGCCAATAGCTTAATGGTATGGCTTTGATTGTTTCGTGTATTCGCGCTTTGTCTTCTGCGCCTAAGCCTGTGTAGATTGATTGGTCGAAGGGGTGGAATCCGCCGTGTGTCCTGTCCATTTCATGCTCGATTACTTTGCGGTTTTCCGCTGTTTTATCGAGGACTTCTGTTAGGCTGAATGGTTCAACCTTTACTTGCTGTGTCATTTTCTATAGTCAGCTCCTTTAGCGTTGTCCGCCTATCAAAACGAGTATTTCGTCGCCCGGTGTCGCGCCGTCTTGCAGTGCCAGTCCTAGGATGTGTTGTGTTCCAGTTGCGTTAACTAATGCGAATAATGTGTCTGATGTGCCGCCTGTGTTTATGGCGATTGGTATTACGTTGCCGTATGTTATGGTTGTTCCCGCGGTCGCTGAGTTGCTTACGCATTGCCCAACGGTTACGGTTTGGTGCGCTACCATTTTGACGACTCCGTAGAATATTACGGGTATTCTGTCGCCTGTGACGCCGCCTTTCATTGCTACGCCAACTGAATCAGCGAATGCAGCCCATAAGTTGACTACCACTTGGTTTGCTGCTGACGTGCCGAATGTTACACAGTCGCCTGCGACTACTGCTGTGCCTAAAGTGCAGAATCCAATGTCTGTGCCTGCTGAAATATAGCCTTCTTGTGTATCCCACATATCTGTCATGTTTGTCTACCTCCTTTTGAAGTAGAAAATGTTTTTTTTCCCTTTTTGGAGGGAGTGAACTAAGTCACTGTGATAATGGTGTAAAAGATGAAAATTGTTTTTTTTGGGTTGGAACCTAAGAAACTATGGTTCCCGTTTTTTAGGATTTGTTGTTTGGGTCGTATGGGTTGAAGCTTGAGGGAACACTTGTTTCCTTAACTGTTTTGCCTGTGTGCGCCTTGTACTCTGGTTTAATTTTGTCGATGGCATTGTCTATTTTAATGTCTTGTTGCTGCGTGGTTTCAACTAGTTTCTTTGTGGATTCCGCGAGTTTTTTCTCTAAGTCCGCGGTTCTCTCCTCGATTGGCTTGTAGTATTCCTTGATGTCTTTTTCGAATGCAGCAAGGTTTTTCTCGTACATTTCTTTGACTTTAGCGTTTTCCAGTGTTTGCGCCTGCAAAGTTTCCTTTAGTTGTGTGAGTTCTGTTTGTTGTTTTTCGAAGTCAACTTTTTTAGCTGTTTCCCCTAGGTTTTTTGTTAAAGAATCCCCAAGTGTTTTTAGGGCTGATACTTCTTCTTTTAATGGTGCATCATCATAAGGCTTTATGTTGGCAATTTGCTCTTTTAATGGCGTGTCATCGTACTGCTTGATTTCTTTCCAGCCTAAATCGTCCTTTGGAATTGCGGCTAACTGCTCTTTTAGTGGCGTGTCGTCATAAGGTTTTATCGCTGCGATTGCTTCCTGCAAAGGCTGCTGCCACTCATCTTTAGGAATATTACTTATTGTTTCCTGCAGTTTCGACAATTCAGCTTTCACGTTGTTTGCAACGTTTGATATTTCCGTGGTGACGCCTGCTAGTTTGTCTTGAATGTTTTCTGTGGCTTCCTTGATTCTCTCGTTCCAGCTTACGTCGTCCTGCGGCAAAGCATTGATTGATTCAGTTAACTGTTCTATTGCCTTCTTGTTTTCCAGCCAATGATTCAACTGTGCATTATTAATCTGGTTGTCTCCTGCTCGATACTCAGTCACCATGTTAACCACTGTTTCTGTGAGACTGTTGAAGCCGCCAATTACCGCGTTTACTTTGCCTACAACGCTGTTTTGGAAATGCATTGTTTCCTCAACGTCATGTTTTATTTGTCCGCAGTACGCTTCAGGATTCTCTTTCCCACTGTTTTTAGATACGCAGTCCGCGAAGTTCGTGTAGCTTGCAAATGGTTCGCCTAAACTAAGTTTTGGCGCTGACTCCTTAATGAATGGTTTAAGCCTCTGTGTTTCCTTCATTATGCCTTCGTCTTCTGGTTTGTTTACAGGTTCCTTTTCTGCTTCCGCTTCCTTGAGTTTTTGAGTGACTTCCACTGTGATCCTGTCTTTTTCAGGTTCATCTTTCCGCGTGATTGCCGGCGCTTGCTCCTTCACATTGTATGGTGGACCCAACGTTTTAGCGTCCGAGTTGTTAGTGTCCATTTTTGTTTTCTCCATGTTACTCGTAATAACTGTTTCAAGTAACCAATCTTCAATGGGTAAACCACGGTCTTTCAACATTACGTCAATTAGTTGTTGAAACCCATTTGTTTCTACTGTTTCGCAGACTTCAAGGGTTGTTCCTTCAATTCCAGCATTTTCAGGTGCCATAACGATGCTTAAGGCTCGCCCGTATATACAATGTGGAATTTGTAACCCCTCAGTCATGTAATGCTCGTTTTTCATGTGGTTTGCCCATGCTTCTTGACTTGTGAAATGCTTGTTGCATCCGTCCCGTGGACATAAAAGAGTCAGGTAGTCTGCTTCGATGCTGACTTTTCTGATTTTGCTTATTTTAGGGTTTTCTTTATAAAGTTTGAGTTCGGCGACTGTCGCGGGATCCCAGACTTCCCCAAGATACTCCATGCTTCCATCTTGAGGGTTGTACTCCATGAAGTTAACTTTGCCTTTCTGGTTTTTCTTGTCTTTCCAGTTTGAATGATTGATTGTTATGGGGGAATCCCACCAAGTGCGAGCGGCATATTTTATTTCTTCTTGTAGGTATTTGCGTTTGTTTCTGGAAATAGCGTCTTTTGGAACTGCTATTCCTTTGATTTTAACGCTTCCTTTAATGGTTGGTTCAACATGCCATTCTGGGCTGCGCCAGTCTCTAGATTCCCAAATGGGTTTAAATGATTGATTTGTGTTCATTTCGTCACCTTAAACTCTAAGTAAGATTTTATGAGGCTGAGTGTTTCATGGTCTTCCAGCCAACTTTTCCGTGTTGGTCTGCGGTGTGGACGCATCCCGCCTAACGGAAGCGTTTCAGGTATTAAGTAAATGTTTTTTGTGAATTGTGTTTGTGGCGCTTGGAACGGCTCGAAAAAACTCATGGCATCACCGTGTAAACAACAAGCCGCGGCAAATCTCCACGTCCTTCAGTTGTTTTAGCATACGTCCTATTTTCCCCGCTGATTTTCACGTTTGGAATAACATCAAACAACAGGTCTTTCTCGTAAAGCTCCATAAACTTCGCGTTTGAAATAGCAGTTGCCATTTTAACTTGTGCTCCTTGCCGCGTAAGTTACCCAACTGTTAAGATTACCCGCGCCGTTTGCTGTCGTTTTGCGGATTTCAACTTTCACGCTTCTACCCTCAAACCCACCAGAAAATACTGGTGTCGGTCTGGTTGCTGTGAAGATTGCAGAATTACCCGCTCTAATTTGTGCGTCATAAAGTGTCCCTGCGGTAAACGCCACAGAACTAACAGTATAGGTCAAACCATCAATCGTTATTTTCATGTTAATATCTTCGCCTGTTGTGGCAATTTGAGCGGTAACAAAAAACAGTTTCGCATTTAAAGTTGTATCTAAAACAGTATACCATGTGTTTTGCACGGGATTAGCCTGTGCTAATGCTGCTTCGGTCTGCACTTGGAAGGTTAGCAAAGTCAAAAGGTCGTCTATTTTGTCTTTCAAGCTTTTGTCTTCTTCTAGTGGGTTTCCTGTGCCATTTGTCAGAAAAGAAAGAAGTGTTACAAGTTGACTATCAAGGTCACTGTCATCCGCTGGGTCAGTGGGCAAATTATCTGTTTTCGCTTTTATAGCATCAACCTGTGGCGCAATAGCATTAGCAGTGTCGCCGAGTTTAGCCGTAAGCGTTATTAACGTATCGCCCGATGGATCGCCGACATTAGTGTTTAAATCTTCGGTTCGTCCGCCGCCAACCTTAAAAATCTTCGCGGCTCCATGAACCGTGTAGCCTCCAGACACAGCCCATTCAAGACTCCATGTGCCCGCTGCGTTAGGCGTGAAATCCGTGATTTTGTACCAGCCGTTCGCCATTTCCGCAACTGTTCCCGCGGCTCGGTTGTCGCTTTCATCTATGATTGTGCATGTGGGGGTTAAGCCTGCCGCGCCTATTCCTGTGGTGTTATGAGTTATGAATACGCGGTCAACAAAGTTTTCGTTAACCTTTAAGTCGCCCATTAGTTTAGCTTCCTGTTTAGTTTCTCTAAGACTTCACGTTCCAAATCCGCGTTAACATACAACTTATCTAGTGCGGCACTGTATTTCTCAGCAAAGTCCACCACCAACTGTTCAACATGCACCAAAATCGAAATTGCATCTAGATTTGTCAGGTCAGTTTCAACAACTAAGGTTTTATCTCTGACAGACGCGATTGTATCTTGGATACTGCTTATTTCACGGTTAAGTTTTAGCAGTGTTTCAGCGGCAGTGCGACTGTTCTGTAATGGTGGATTCCGCAAGCTTGGATGCACGTTTTCTGTTGCAGATGTTCGATCTACAACAGCAGCTTCCGGTACTGTGCCTTGCTTAAGGCTTTCAGGCGCAATAGTTTTCTTTATTATAGTATAAGTTGTTTCAGGCATTTTCAATTACCTCTAAAATTTCCATAATTTCTTTTGTAAGGAATTTCTAAGGGATGAATACATAATACTATTGCTTGATTGACTTGCGCTAACTGGATAAATTACTGGTAAAGCTCCAACGCCCAATGTCCTATCCAACAATTCTTGTTTTATTTTATCGTCTATAAAGTTATCATTAGTTACGGTAAACGGAGGAAAATCAATACCTCTTTCATCGGATGTAGTTATCTTGCTAAGAGCATCAAACACACTTATTCCTGCATTTTGTAAATCTAATACCATGTGATCAGCTTCAAAATCAAAGAATATTTCTTTAATTCTTTTTGC